AAACCAAGCAGATCTATTAGCTGACTCAAGAGCAGAGAAAACAGAGCTTTTAACTAACTTAAGAGAGATGTTAGACCAAACTTCTCGCCAGGCACAGTTAGAACGTAAGGCTAATGAAGGAGAAAACCTTAGTAAAACATTAAAAGAGGTTCCAATGGTCATTTATATAGGATAATGAAACTAATAGACATCATATCAGAGGTACAATTCAATACATACGAAGGTATGGTACAGGTAATCTATGACGATACCACGAATTCTACCCAAGTAGCCGCTTTGATGAGGGCTTTACCTGGTGTAACTACGGTAACACTTGCTTCTGATGAAGGAAAGAACAGAGAAACGTTAAAGATTAAGTTAATTACACAGAAAACTGGTGAAGAAGCGTTTCAAGCGTTAAAACAAAATGCTATTAAGAAGTATCCGCCTATTAAAGTGGTGAATATAGGTACAAACACCATAGAGAAGAAGTAATGATATTTGGATCCAATAGAGACTTTAATTTACTAGTAGGTATTAACCGAGAACTACTATCAGATGTAGTAGAACAGGAGGTACTATACTATAAACTTAGTTTAGAGGATACAGAAGCCAATATATATGGAGAAGCCACTTCAAAATCATATTGGTCACCATTAAAACTCAATTGTTTAATAACAAGAGGTGATCAAGTAGTTACTAACGATGAATTTGGACCAGATATGTCAAGAGATGTATCATTTGCGTTTTTAAGACAAGATTTAGTTGATACTAATATGGTACCTGAGGTAGGAGATATACTTAACTGGCAAGAAGATTACTATGAAGTAGATACAGTTAGGGAGAACCAATTATTCGTAGGTAGAGACACGTCTTATAACTTAACACCGTACGGTCAACAGTTCGGTTCATCAGTATCTATAATAGTTGATTGTCATATCACAAGAAGAGAAAGAACAGGTATCGAATTTGAAGGTACAACATACTAATACTATGAAAATACAAGATATACTTAAAGAACAAGACTGGAAACAAGATGATCCTGATTTCAAATCAAAAAAGACAGGAGTTGACCCGGTAACCGGTACTATATCTTGGGATATTGAGTATACACCGTTAAAAGGTGTAGATGACGCTATAGAAGATGCGTACCAAGACTATAAAGCGGTGTTAAAGAAGTATCCGGAAGATCAAAAGCTGGAACAGTTGTTCAATATCTTCAGTTCTTTTAAAAAGGCGTATAGAACACATGTAAACCGTAAATATGGCAAATAGTAAAGAGACAAACCAGGTTGTACCTAAATCTCAGGTAGAACTTTCCCAAAATACTATTGAAACCTATACCAATCAAGGTAAGGTCCCTGCCCCTGACCCTAAAAGACGAGTAGATCAACGTTCTGTTAAAGGAGATGATACAAAAAGACTCAGTATAGGGCTAAGAGACTTAGATGAAGCCATATTCTACTATTTTAACAACGTAATTAAACCATCTGTTATACAGAATGGAGTACAAAAACCTGTTCCTGTACTATACGGTTCACCAGAAAGATGGGCTTCAGTACAGAAAGACGGATTTTATAGAGATAAGAACGGAAAGATACAAGTTCCGTTGATAATGATAAAAAGAGATAGTGTAGAAAAAAATAGAACACTTGGTAACAAGATGGACGCTAATAATCCTACACAATTTGGTATATTTGAAAAGAAGTTTTCGAAGAAAAACACATATGATAGATTCTCAGTATTAAATACTAGGTCAATAGTTAAAGAATACCAAGGAGTCGTTATACCAGACTATGTAAACCTAGTATATTCCTGTACAATCTTTACAGAGTATGTAGAACAAATGAATAAGTTAGTAGAGGCAGTTAACTATGCATCAGACGCTTACTGGGGTGACCCAGAAAAGTTTAACTTTAGAGCGATGATTAATAACTATACTACATCTACTGAGTTAACACAAGGTCAAGACAGAACAGTTAAGACAACTTTTCAAATTAACCTACTTGGACATATAATTCCAGATGGAATAAATACATTGCCGCAAGGTAATATGAAGTTCTTTAGTAAGGCAGCAGTTTTATTTGGAGTAGAAGCAGTTAATAATATAAACGACTTAGAATAAAATGGCAAATAGATACTCAACTACTAGAATCAATACAACAACAGTTAGGTTTTATGATCAAGCGATGACAAAACTTAATACTATCAATATAGAAGAATCTATGACAGCAGAACAAAAACTATATCTAGGTCTAAATAAGGCTTACAGCAGTAACAATAAAACAGCTACAGTAATACCAGCAACATCAGAACAAAACGCAATTGTAGAGTTCGCAGATCTTACTTTCGCTACACCTCCAGCAGGTTTCCCTGACCTAACAAAGACAGATTTCAACCTATTTATTAACGGGGTCTTAGTTGAAACAGATGCTATTGATTCTATTGTTCAAAATGGTACCGCTACCAAGGTTACACTAAACGCTGGACTTAACTTTGAGATAGAAGGTACAGATGAGTTCATGATAACCGGGAAATTTGCATAATAGATGGCATTAATACAGTGGAAACAGATAAATCCTGAACTTTTAGGAAATGGCCGACTTACAGGTTCACTAGAAGTATCAGGATCCATAATACTTAACGGAGTAAACCTTTCAGCAGCACAAGGAGGCGGTGGAGGAGTACTTCCTAGTGGAGTAGTATCTGGTTCCAAACAAATAGAAGCACAAGGATTTGCTTATAGCTCTTCAGTTGATGCTTTACAAGCTTCTATTACTTCTTTAATACTAAGTAGCTCTACTTATTTAACAAGTATAAGCGGATCAAATATACAAGATCTTGCTAATGTAGACATAACTAATATAGTTAACGGTCAAATACTTGCTTATAATTCTCAAACAGGTTTATTTGAACCAACCTCTGCCGGTCAAGGAGATATTACAGCAGTATATTCTGGAGTTGGACTAAATGGAGGAGGAACCTCAGGAGTAGTAGCTTTAGAAGTTACACCCGGTAATGGAATTATTGCAAATAATCAAGGAGTACATTTAGATACAGGATCTGCACACTTTATAGCAGGGGTTAACACCCATATTAACATTTTATCAGCATCTATTGCTACACAGCTATCAAATATAATTCATACAGATATTTCTGCATTAGACCTATTTACTAGTTCAGCAGATGTAAGAATATCTTCATTAGAAACTTTTTCTGCATCATTAGATACATCTTTTGTAACAGAAGTAGAATTAAAATTAGCAACAGCATCATTATCATCCTCTACAGCACAAGCTAACCTAGATTTATCTGGATCTGCACATATTCAAAGATTAGCACTAAGTAGTTCATTAAAGGACTATACAGATGCTAAATTTGCATCATTAGTAGATGGAGCACCAGAATTACTAGATACATTAAATGAATTAGCAGCAGCAATTGGAGATGATCAAAATATTTCTTCATCGTTAGTTACTTCTATAGCAGATAAAGCTAGTAATGCAGAACTATCCAACGTTTCTGCTTCTTTAGCAGCAACAATAAGCTCCATACCTAAAGGTATTGACTATGTTTCTGGATCGAATACTACATTACTTTCACAAATAGAGGTATTAGATTACGATAATAACGTAGCAACAGTTTTTCAAGATGGAAAACTTAAATTTATATTTGGAGAACCAGCTTTACCTACGTCTTTAAATGCAAGTATAGGTGGATTTAGTACTGATAGATTTAATAAGCAATTAGATAGCTATTCGGTTAACGCTTCTTGGAGTAACGGAGGGTATACGCTCATTTCTGCTTCATTATATGAAGGTTCTACATTACTTACTAAGGTAGGGACAGGAACATCTCTTAGCTTTGATCAAAACACAAGCGGATCACATTCATATACCTTATACTATACAGCAAGTTCACCATTAGACGGAAATATACATACCAACACAGATTATATTTCTGGAAACTTAAGTAAATCACAACCTACTTCTCCTTCTATTAGTTCAACCGCTACAGTAGAGTTAGGAGCTAGTTCAAATCAGATAGAACAAGGTGCAGTAGGAAATATATCTTTTACATCAGCGTATGGAAGTGCAAACGGATGGACAGAAGTATCATTAGTAGATACTCCAAACACCTCTCCATTTACAGTATCAAGAGATTCTTCCTTAGAAACAATAACAACAGTAGCCAACTATGAATCTCCAATAGGTTCAAATGATCCACAAATCACTACGTCAAGAACTACTAGTACAAACTACAGTAAAATAAGAAGTCTTCGTTTTGGAGCTTCGGCTGCAGTTAGTTTCACACAAGCTGAATTAGAAACCCTATCAAACTGGGATACTACTTTAGGAGGAGGAATTGGTACTATCAATAAAGGTACAACTAACCCAAATGGACAAAGTGTAACTATTGTCTGGAGTGGTGATAAGTACCATTATATAGTTTTTGACAGTTCAAGAAGTAACCTTAGTAACATAACCACAAGTGGGTTTGGAGTATTAGGTTCGTTCTCAGTTACAACAGTCGGAGATTATAAAATTTATAAGTCTAACACTTTACAAGCTGGAGGAGCTAGTAGCAGTATAACTTATAACTTAACTTAGAGCATATATGGCAATTATAATACCTGGTGGATTTAACATAACTAACAACGATCCTGTTGATGCAAGGATAACCGTTGCGGATCAAACTGCACGTTTATCATTCTCAATAGCGAACGTATATGAAGGTTTAGTTGTATTCCAGAGAGATACAAACCAGTTATATGTATTAACCGATTCTCTTAACCCTGGAGACAATATTAGCTGGGCATTAATCTCTGCAGCACAAGAAGGAGCAGCTCTAGCAGGTATAGCAGCAGGAAACGGATTGACAGGAGGTGGATCTTCTGGAAATGTTAACGTATCATTAGATACAGGTTCAAACCATTTTATCACAGGAGTAATAGATCTTAACATATTTCAGGATATGGGATCGTATTACTCAACTACAAATGAATTACAAGTCACAGGATCTTTAACTCTAAGGAAAGATGAATCTGGAGACGCTTTATCCATATATAATGGAGATACAAAAACGTTTGGAATATCAAACGAAGGTATCATATTAATGGCTACACAGTCTGCCACACCGACTGTACAAAAAGGAGGGATGTACTTAGATGAGAATTACAACCTTTTTATAGGTCAGGAATAACATTTTAACTATATTTATTAATAAGCATTAACTTAAAAACTCGAATAACATGCCAACATGGAAGAAGGTCGTCGTTTCAGGTAGTGGGGTCTCCCAACTAGCTAATGACGCAAATTATTTAATTGACGCACAGACTGGTGCGATCCTTACAGGTTCCTTTACTGGTTCCTTTACAGGGGACGGTTCAGGTCTTACCGGCATCGCTTCTACTCTTGCTTTCAGCGGAGATTCAGGAACCGATACGTTAAACCTAAAAACAGAAACATTAACCATTGATGGTGCATCTGGAATTGCAACCTCAGTAACCGATAATAAGATTACTATCGATGCTGCAGGTTTATCTGGATCAGCTCACACTCAACGTAAGGCAATTGAATCTAGCCTATCTTCTGATATTTCAGCTGAAGAAACTAGAGCTTTAGCAGCGGAAGGTGTACTTCAAGGTAATATTGATTCTGAAGCATCTGCAAGATCTGCAGCAGATTTAACCTTACAAGGAAATATCGATGCAGAAGCTTCTTCTAGAGCAGCAGCAGATACTACCTTACAAGGTAACATTGATTCTGAAGCATCAGCTAGAGAAGCAGCAGATTTAACCTTACAAGGTAACATTAACAGCGAAGCTTCTACAAGAGCTACAGCAGATACTGCATTACAAAACAGTATAAACAGTTTATCTGGATCTTCTGCAGCAGCCTTAGCTTCTAAAGGAACTGCATTACAATCTAGTATTGATTCTGAAGCATCTGCAAGATCAGCAGCTGATACGACATTACAGTCTAATATCGACGCTGAAGCATCTGCTAGAACTTCTGCAGACTCTGTATTACAGAGCAACATTACTAGTTTATCTGGTTCTGCTCATACAGCTAACGCTAACTTAAAATCTGATTTAACTTCTGCTTACACAGCAGCTGATTCTGCTTTATCTGCATCTGCAGCAGCAGCGTTAGCCGGAGTAGCAGCAGCTCAATCTTCTGCATACATTGCAGCTGATACAGCATTAAGTTCTTCAGCACACACACAACGTTTAGCAATCGAATCTTCTTTAGATGGTAAAATTACTACTGAGAAAGAAAGAGTTGACGCTATCTTATTAGCATCTGACGCTGACAAAGATTCATTTGCTGAAATTGTATCGTTAATTAACTCAGTAGATACAGCTAACGATACAGCATTTGCAGGATTCGTTACTTCATCTAATGCAAGAGCAACAGCAATTGAAGGAAGCGTAACAGCTTTATCTTCTTCAGCAGCAGTAGCTAACGGTAACCTATCATCTGATTTAACAGCAGCTTTCCAAGCAGCAGACTCTACATTACAGGGTAACATCAATACTGAAGCATCTTCTAGAGCAGCAGCTGATACAGTATTACAAGGTAACATTGATTCTGAAGCATCTGCAAGATCTGCAGCAGACAGTGCATTATCTTCTTCAGCAGCTCAAGCATTAGCAGACGCAGTAGCAGCACAATCTTCTGCATACATTGCAGCTGATTCTGCTTTATCATCTTCAGCTCACGTACAGAGAGAAGCTATCAAATCTGGATTATCTTCTGATATCTCTTCTGAAGCATCTGCTAGAACATCTGCAGATTTAACTTTACAAGGTAATATCGATAGTGAAGCAGCTACAAGAGCAACTGCTGATACAACCTTACAAGGTAATATCGATAGTGAAGCAGCTACAAGATTAGCTAATGATAATATACTACAAGGTAATATAGACGCAGAGGCTACTTCAAGAGCAGCAGCTGATTCAACATTACAATCTAACATCAACAGTTTATCTGGATCTTCAGCAGCAGCTTTAGCTTCTAAAGGATCTGCTTTAACTTCTGCTTTCCAAGCAGCTGATTCAGCACTATCTTCTTCAGCAGCAGTAGCTAACGCTAACTTAAAATCAGATTTAACTTCTGACTTCCAAGCAGCTGATTCAGCATTAAGTTCTTCTGTAGCCTCTGCATTAGCAGCAGCAGTAGCAGCTCAATCAACAGCTTATATTGCAGCAGACAATGCATTAAGTTCATCAGCTCACTCTCAAAGACTTGCTATTGAATCATCTTTAGATGGTAAAATAACAACTGAGAAGGATAGAGTAGATGCAATCTTATTAGCTTCAGACGCTGATAAAGATTCATTTGCAGAGATTGTTAGTTTAATTAACAGTGTAGATACAGCTAACGACCAGGCATTTGCTGGATTTGTTACTTCTTCTAACGCTAGAGCAACAAATATCGAAGCTAGTGTAGTTTCTTTATCTGGTTCAGCTCATACAGCTAACGCTAACCTAAAATCAGATGTAACTTCTGCTTTCCAAGCAGCTGATGCAACTTTACAATCAGCAATTAATAGCTTATCCGGTTCTTCAGCTACAGCTTTAGCATCTAAAGGGTCTGCTTTAACTTCTGCATACCAAGCAGCTGATAGTGCATTATCTTCTTCTGCAGCACAAGCATTAGCAGACGCAGTAGCAGCACAATCTTCTGCCTACATTGCAGCTGATTCAGCATTAAGTTCTTCTGCACATACTCAGAGATTAGCTATCGAATCAGGATTATCTTCTGATATTTCTTCTGAAGCTTCTACAAGAGCAGCAGCAGATGTAGCTTTACAAGGTAATATTGATTCTGAAGCAGCTACAAGATTAGCTAATGACAATACATTACAATCTAACATTGACGCTGAAGCATCTTCTAGAGCTACTGCAGATACTACATTACAATCAAATATAGACGCTGAGGCTTCTGCTAGAACTTCTGCAGATTCCACTTTACAGTCTAACATTGATTCTGAAGCATCAGCAAGAGCAGCAGCAGATACTGTACTTCAAGGAAACATTGACAGTGAAGCAGCTACAAGATTGGCTAATGACAATACATTACAATCTAACATTACTTCATTATCTGGTTCTTCAGCAACAGCTTTAGCATCAGCTAAGTCAACTATCGAATCAGGATATGCAGCAGCAGATACAGCGTTATCTAGCTCAGTAGCTTCTGCTTTAGCATCTAAAGGATCTGCTTTAACTTCTGCTTTCCAAGCAGCTGATTCAGCACTATCTTCTTCAACAGCTCAAGCATTAGCAGATGCAGTAGCAGCACAATCTTCTGCATATATCGCAGCTGATTCTGCTTTATCATCTTCAGCTCATTCTCAAAGAGTAGCAATTGAAACTTCTTTAGACGGAAAAATTGGAACTGAAAAAGGAAGAATCGATGCTATCTTATCAGCTTCTACAGCAGATGCAGATACCTTCGCAGAGATTGTATCTTTAATTAACAGCGTAGATACTACTAATGATCAAGCATTTGCTAGCTATGTACTTTCTAACGATAGTAGATCAACAACTATTGAAGGAAGCGTATCAGCTTTATCTTCTTCAGCAGCAGTCGCTAATGATAACTTGAAATCAGATGTAACTTCTGCTTACCAAGCAGCTGATTCTGTTCTACAAGGAAATATTTCATCTGAAGCTACAGCTAGAGCAGCAGCAGATACAACTTTACAAGGTAACATTGATGCTGAGGCAGCTACAAGATCTGCAGCAGATACAACTTTACAAGGTAATATCGATGCTGAAGCAACAGCTAGAGCAGCAGCAGATACAGCATTAACTTCTGCTTACCAAGCAGCAGATGCTTCAATCTCAGCTTCTTTTGCAAGTACTATTGCTAACTTAACTAATGACTATACTGAATTAATTAACATACCAGCAGGTATCGTTTCTGGATCAGAACAGCAATTAGCTAACTTAGTAGGTCAAGATGTAGTAGCAAATTCATTTGCTGGAGACGGTTCACAGTTAACCAACATTACAATAGACCAAGCTGCAACAGTAGCTTCTACCTTCTCTAATGTTATATCTACAGTAGTAACTCATAACTTTAACAGTAAGAACGTTACCGTTACAGTATACGACGACAGTGATAGAATGATTATCCCAGCGTCAATTACTTTATCAAGCGACAATCAAGTTACTGTTGAGTTTGGAGAAAACACTTCAGGTAGAGTAGTAGTAGGAAAAGGTGGTCACGTAGTATCTGGTTCAATTGAATTTAACAACGTACTAGGCTTAACAGCATTCAGCTCTTCAGTTGATGCAAGAATAGATGCATTAGACGGTACATTCGCAACAGATGCAGATGTAGCAGCTCTATCTTCTTCAGCAGCAGCAGCCAATGCTTCATTAGAATCTAGCTTATCCGCAGATATCTCTGCAGAGGAAACTAGAGCTTTAGCAGCAGAAGGTGTACTTCAAGGTAATATCGATAGTGAAGCTTCTACAAGAGCTACTGCAGATACTACTTTACAGTCTAACATTGATTCTGAAGCAACAGCTAGAGCAGCAGCAGATACTGTACTTCAAGGAAATATTGATTCTGAAGCAACAGCTAGAGCAGCAGCTGATACAGCGTTATCTAGCTCATTAGCAGTTTCTATTGCAGCTGAGAAAGCTAGAATGGATGCAGTATTATTAGCAGCAGATGCTGATAAAGATTCATTTGCAGAAATTGTATCATTAATAAACTCTGTAGATACAGCTAACGATCAAGCATTTGCTGGATATGTAACTTCTTCTAATGCTCGTCAAACAGCAATTGAATCAAGTGTAGCAGCTTTATCTGGATCTTCTGCCACAGCTTTAGCATCAGCTAAATCAACAATCGAGTCTGGATACGCAGCAGCTGACTTAGCATTAAGCTCTTCAGCACATACTGCTAGAGAAGCTCTAAAAGCAGCACAATCTTCTGCATACATTGCAGCAGATTCAGCTTTAGAAACTAGTCTACAAGGAGAAATTTCTTCACTATCTGGATCTTCTGCTACAGCTTTAGCATCAGCTAAATCAACAATCGAGTCTGGATACGCAGCAGCTGACTTAGCATTAAGCTCTTCAGTAGCAGCATCAATTGCAGCTGAGAAAGCTAGAATGGATGCAGTACTATTAGCAGCAGATGCTGATAAAGATTCATTTGCAGAAATTGTTAGTTTAATTAACAGTGTTGATACAGAAAACGATGATGCATTAGCAGGATATGTACTTTCTAATAACACTAGATCTACAAATATTGAATCAAGCGTAACAGCTTTATCTGGATCTTCAGCAGCAGCTTTAGCCGGTGTGAAACTAGGAGTAGAAGGAGAAGTTTCTTCACTATCTGGATCTTCAGCAGCAGCTTTAGCATCAGCTAAATCAGAATTAGCATCAGATATTTCTGCAGAAGAAACTAGAGCTTTAGCAGCAGAAGGTGTACTACAAGGTAATATTGACAGCGAAGCTTCTACAAGAGTTACTGCAGATACTACTTTACAATCTAACATTGATTCTGAAGAGGCAGCTAGAATTGCAGCAGATGTAGTTTTACAAGGTAATATTGATTCTGAAGAGGCAGCTAGAATTGCAGCAGATAACGCATTAAGTTCTTCTATTGCAACTACAATCTCTAACTTAAGTTCTACAATCTCAATCTCTGGTTCAACTGGAGCAGCAGATGTAAACTTAGTGACAGATGATTTATCAATTGTAGGTGTAGCTGGTCAAACAGAAACTACAGTATCAGGAACTACAGTATCAGTTGGATTTGTAACTAACCCAACAGTATCTGGTAACTTAACAGTAACTGGAGACTTAACTGTAACAGGAAATACTTTTGAAGCTCAAGTAACTAACTTGAACGTTGAGGATAGATTTATCTTACTTAACTCAGGTAGTAACTCAGGAGATGCAGGTATTATCTTTGGAGGATCAAACGGATCAGCAAACATTGGTTCAGGTATCTTCTTTGATAACCCAGCAGGAGTATTTGGATTTGCACAAGGAATTGGCGCAGCAGACACATCAGCGACTCACCAATCTAAAATTGGTAACATCGAAGTATCTGCTTCAGCACCAGCAGCAGCTCCAACATTCCAAGGTTCGGGTACTATTCACGTAGATTCTTCAACAGGAGAATTATACATCTATAGTTAATAAGTTAATACAATGCTAAAAAGGTTTTTTAAAATGGGAATAAATAGAACAGACAATACCCCAAATAAGATTGATAATCCGGCCTCCATTAATGAAAAGGAGGCTGGGTTCATCATCGCTAAAATGAGACAAGCAACTTACCAAGGTACAGAGTTTGAAACATTCTACCAAGTTATTTCAAAACTACAAAAAATAGTTGAAAATAAATCAAAATAAAATTAGGCCTTCGGGCCTTTTTTTATTATCTTTTAATAAGAAGTCTAACTATTTATTGTAAAGATATTATAGGCCCGAAAGGGGAGTGGACTTAGCAATAAGTAGCCAACCGTAATTTAAGTATATGCCAAACTGGAAAAAACTCATCGTAAGCGGTTCAGACGCTAATCTGAACTCGTTAACTGTAGAGACTTCGTTAAATGCCCAATCTATAACTGGGTCTTTAGAGTACTCTACACTTATCAATATACCTGCCGGACTAATCTCTGGCTCTTCTCAAGTAGATATTACTCAAACTGAAGGATTTACAACATTATCTTCCTCTCTTTACACATCTATAGATACTCAAAAAAGTAGAATAGATACAATCTTAGCAGCATCTGACGCAGATAAAGATTCATTTAAAGAAATTGTAGATCTAATCAACAGCGTAGATACAGAAAATGATACTGCATTCGGAACTTATGTAACGAATAACAACATAAGATCTACTCAAATAGAAAACAACCTTACAGACCTTTCCAGCTCAGTAAATACCCGAATAGATGATATCTCAACAGATTATAACGACTTAACAAATATACCTTCTGGTATAGTTTCGTCATCTACTCAAATAGCTAGTGATATAAGCGGATCTTTTGTTGCTGCTTCAAGTTCTATACATTTAGACATAAGTAACTTACAAGCTGAAACAATTAACTTAGATACAAGGTTAGATGTATTTGAAAACTCTAAATTAATATCTTCTTCCGCACAAATTACTGGAGACTTAAACGTTTCTAATGTGACAGCTTCTTATTTTATAGGAGACGGTTCACAACTCACCAACGTACAAACATCAGTAGTAGAGACATCTACAGTAGTAGATTCATTTAGTAATAAAACTACATTAACTGTACCTCATAATTTTAGTACAAAAAACGTAATTGTATCTGTATTCAATAGTACAGATGAAATGATTATACCTGCTTCTATAGTAACTATAGATTTGAATAATGTAAACATTACATTTAATTCTTCAACATCAGGAAGAGTTGTTATTGCTAAAGGCGGACATATAGTATCAGGCTCAGTGGAACTGTATACGTATAAGGAAACCCTAACAGGTTCATCTACATATAGTATAAACCATAACTTGAATGAAGATTTTCCTATAGTTCAGATATATGGTACAGATAAAAAACAAGTTATACCAGCAGAAATAACTTCGAGTAATAGTAATCAAGTTCAAATTGAATTTAACACTGTTTTTAATGGAACAGTGGTTGTAAAAAAATAAAGGAAACCATAACATTAACATATTTATTAATAACACAGAAACAGTAAACAACCTATTTAAAAAATGAGAATAGACAATCCAATTTCAGACAATGCCATTATCACCGGTTCCTTTACCGGATCCTTCAAAGGAGATGGTTCACAATTAACCGGAATCGAGCACCCAAGCATACCTGCAGGAGTTGTTTCTGGTTCAGGACAAATTGTTTTAAGCGATACAGTAGGATATTCTGCTTTAGACGGAAGAGTAACATCAGTAGAAGGAGATGTATCAGCTATCTTAGCAGCATCATCTGCAGATAAAGATTCTTTTGCAGAAATTGTAACCTTAATCAACTCAGTAGACACCGATAACGATCAAGCATTCGCAGGATACGTTACTTCAAATGATGCTGCAGTATTAGCAAATACTACAAAATTAGCAGGTATTGAAGAAGGTGCAACAGGAGACCAAACAGCAGAAGAAATCTTAACAGCTTTAAAAACTGTTGACGGCGCTGGATCTGGTTTAGATGCTGACTTATTAGACGGACAATCCTCATCTTACTACGCCACAGCAGCAGCTGTAGCAGCAAACACTCAAGCATTAGCAGACCTAGACTTAACTTACGCTTCAGATGCAGATGTATCTACAGTGCAGTCTAACATTGATTCAGAGGCTTCTACAAGAGCAGCAGCTGATACTTTACTACAAGCTAACATTGATGCAGAAGCAGCAACAAGAGCAGTAGCTGATTCAGCACTACAAGCAAATATTGACGCTGAAGAATCAGCTAGAATTGCAGCAGATACTCTTCTTCAAGCAAATATTGACGCTGAAGAGGTAGCTAGAATTGCAGCAGACGGAGTATTAGACGGTAAAATAACAACCGAAAAAGGTAGAATCGATGCAATCTTATCAGCATCATCTGCAGACAAAGATTCTTTTGCAGAGATTGTATCTTTAATCAATACTGTAGATACAGCTAACGATCAAGCATTCGCAGGATACGTAGTATCTAACAATGCAGCAGTAGCACAGAATTCTTCTGATATTTCTGACAATGCAGCAGCTATTGCATCAGAAGAAATAGCTAGAATATCAGATGTAGCTGCAATTAACTCTAAATTAGACGGAATTGAGTCTGGAGCAACAGCAGACCAAACACCAGCAGAGATTTTAGCGGCTATCAAAACAGTAGACGGAGTTGGATCAGGCTTAGATGCTGACTTATTAGACGGTCAATCTTCTGCATACTATGCAACAGCAACAGCTGTAGCAGCTAACACTTCTAAATTATCTGGAATTGAAGCAGGTGCAACTGGAGACCAAACTGGTGCAGAAATTAAAGCTCTATATGAAGCAGAAGCAGATACTAATGCATTTACAGATGCAGCATCAGCTAAACTTGCAGGAATTGAAGCAGGTGCAACGGGAGACCAAACTGCAGCTGAAATTTTAACAGCTTTAAAAACAGTTGACGGTACAGGCTCAGGCTTAGACGCTGACTTATTAGATGGTCAATCTTCAGCATACTATGCAACAGCAGCATCAGTATCTTCTAATACAACTGCTATTGCAGCTAACACTTCTAAATTATCTGGAATTGAAGCAGGTGCAACGGGAGACCAAACTGCAGCTGAAATCTTAACAGCTTTAAAAACTGTAGACGGAGCTGGATCAGGCTTAGATGCTGATTTATTAGACGGACAGTCTTCTGCATACTATGCAACAGCAGCAGCAGTATCTTCTAATACAACTGCTATTGCTACTAACGCATCAGGTATAGCAGCTAATGCTTCTGCAATTGCTACTATTAATGCAAAAGACCCTGTACTTACAGTAACAGGAGATGCTAGTGGTACAGCAACATTTACAAATTTAGGTAACGCTTCAATGACGTTAACTATTGCAGATGATTCACACAACCATACTATTGCTAACGTAGACGGCTTACAAAGCGCACTTGATGCTAAAGCAACACCAGCAGACGTTACTACAGCAGTTAATAACTTAATTAACGGCGCAGGAACAGCTTACGATACATTAAAAGAGTTAGGTGATGCAATTACTGCTAACGATAGTGATATTTCAACTATCTTAACTACACAAGCAGGATTACAGTCTCAAATTAACGGTAAGCAAGCTGCAGGTACCTATAATACAATCATCGGTACAGATACAGATGTTAATACTTCTGGTGCAACAATTATCGATAATATCTACATGACCGACGGTGTTATTACATCACACGGTACTAGAGTATTGACATTAGGAGATTTAGGATATACAGGAGCTACAAATGCAAACTATATTACAAATAACAACCAGTTAGCTAACGGTGCAGGGTATATTACATCATACACAGATACAAACACTACTTACTCAGCAGGTGCAGGATTAAGTTTAGTAGGTACGGTTTTTAGCCATACTGATACATCTGCTCAAGGATCTGTAAATAACTCAGGACGTACTTACATCCAAGATATTACTTTAGATGGATTTGGACACGTAACAGGTATTGCTTCAGCAACAGAAACAGTGGTTAACACAGATACAAACACTACTTATTCAGCCGGTAACGGATTATCTTTATCAGGTACTACATTCTTAATGAGCGGTACATATTCAGGTAACTTTACTGCTACAGGAGATATTACTGCATATTCTGATTCACGTCTTAAAAAAGATGTAAAAACTATCGAAGGAGCATTAGATAAAACTAAAGCACTTAGAGGTGTAGAATTTACACGTATATCTGACGATGCTAAATCAATTGGTGTTATTGCACAAGAATTAGAAGCAGTATTACCAGAATTAGTATTAACAGATGATGAAGGTATGAAGTCAGTAAACTATGCACAGATTACAGGTTTACTTATCGAGGCAGTAAAAGAATTATCTGCTAAAGTAGACGAATTATCTAAATAATAAAGAAAAATGGGTTTTAAATTAAACGTTGATTTAGAGACAAGTAACGGTCCTTCACATGAGGTGTACGTTAGAATAGAAAGTCTCATATTTAACAAGGTTACATCTAATGTAATGTTTCAATTAACATACTGGATTGATCAAGAACATGCTAAATCTTTCAATAGAGAGTATTTAGATGAGGATATAAAAAACGCCGTAGGACTGATTCAGGAAAGAGTACTTTACTTTCCTGATCAGACCAGCGACGGAGAAGAAATCCTACTAAGTCACCACTATGAAGTACCGGTAGCAAAGGAAGAAGAAGTGGAGATACCGGAATTTGAAATAAAAACAGTACACAAAGAAGTACCTTATACTAGCTTTGACGAAGAAGGGGAAGAAGTAACACTTTACCGAACAGTGTCTAGAGAAGAAAAGGTACAGATAGGAACTAGAAAAGAGATTAAAAAAGTAATAGATACCAAATTAATAAACAATATATTTGATTTCTGCTACCAAGTTACGAAAACTAAATTGATGGAATTTTTTCCAGAAGACAAAATCGAAACAATAAAATAAAATGGCAGTATATTCTTATAGTAATCCCGGTCCTATAGCTTTTAGCACGTTTGATACGTGGGCTAATAACGTTAGTAGTGATGTTAACTCAGGCATCGACAACGCACTGATAGACTGGTTTCCTACCCAATCTGCACCATATAGTACATCTATTCTTTCCGGAGCTAAGATCTTTTACGGGAATGTAATAGCAGGTACAGGAGGCTCAGTAGGGTTATCAGCACCTTATAGTGTAGGATCCACACCTAGTTTTGGTGTTAAAAACTTGAACTTAAATATTTATTCACTTACGCTAGTTGCTTCTACTACTTATCCGTATACTTTCCATTCATGGAGAACAGCAAATAACGGAGGTGGAACTCAATTAACTACAAGTTCAACGTACACACTGACTGGTACTACCGCTACAACGGTAACAGACTTTTATGCGTACTTTACTACTACACATAATAGCGCATCAGCACCTACATCATACAATTACTACTTTGTAAGAGGATGTGCTGGAACACAGTTTGCAAATCAAGATAGAGTAGTTAAAACTACAAGCACATTTACCAACATAAATACCGCATCTGCAACCTCAGTAACTATCTACGGAAGTAAGTTCTTCGCGTACAGTACCACTACTGAAGCTCAATATCTTGCAAATGCTGGAGATTTACCAAGCGTAGATGTAACAGGATTCACTCTTTCAACAGGGTGCTAAGTAATTAATTAGTATGCAGGTACTTAATGTGCCTGCATATATTTAAATTAATAAGTTTTGAAAGTAGTTTGGGTTTTAGAAAATATAGAAAAGAATAAGAACTTTTATAGTAAATTTAATATACTATTAATGCTCACATCAACTATCCTTTGGAAGAGAAATCATCCAGAGGATATTTGTATTTTATATGCTGATGACATTACTATAGATTTTTTAGATAAATTAAAAGTATTAGAAATATGGGACCAGGTAAAACCTATCCCAAAAAGCGGAAGAATAAATAAATCAATATTCTGGGCTTCCTCTAAATTACAGGTTCTATCAGAAATAGAAGATCCTATTATCTTAATGGATAATGATACACATGTATATAAACCAATAAAGGGTTTTCTAGACTTGAATAAGGTATACGTAACTAATTTAGAAATAGGAAAAGGGTACTACCCTACCTCCATAGACCCATATATACGTAAACTATCATATAAAAACAGATGGAAAACTGAATCTGTTAATGTTTCCTTTCTAAATTTACCTGACTCAGATTTTACTAGAAGGTACGCTAATGAGAGCCTTAAAATGATGGAAGAATTTACAGAAATGAAAGCCCCTAACTCTCAATATTTAATTTTTGCAGAACAGCTTTTATTAAAACATATGCTTGATAAAGAGAATGTAGCGTATAGAAGTATACTATCTACATATTGGGATTGTGCAAAATGGAATTGGGGTGAAATTCACAATAAGGGTATATGGAGCATAGAAGAATCAGAAAGGTACTTTAAACATTACGGACCGTTAAAAGGATGGTATATCAATAACAAGGACGGCCATGATTATGAGGAACATATTAAACACCTTTTAAACTGTATAATGATACCTAATCTAGATTTAAAACTATTTAGCAAAAGATAAAAAAATGTCTATAATTAATAATGAATTTGTAAGAACTCATATTACAAATAACAAAGTTACAAAACAGGACGAAGACGGAAAAGAAACTTTAACTTTTACCCCAGTCCCCTTCAGGTGGACACACGGAGCAACCGAAAATCATTTAGGAGACGGATTACTAATCTACACTATCATACAATTAATGAGGTATAAATCTGTAGTATGTTTAGGTTCCGGAGGCGGGTTTATTCCTCGCATTATGACCCAAGCTCGGTTAGATTTACATAAGCAAGGTATATTTGAAGGGAGTGATAGTTATAATTGGGGAGACATCGGTGCAACATATCTTGTTGATGCAGCTAACGGAGTAGGCGGTACACCGGACTATTTAGAAGATGATTCGTACTTTAGGTATCAATTTGCTCCTCGGTTTATAAAAGAAACTACAAAGGACGCATATTATAATTTTTTTGTTAAGCAAGATATAAAGATAGATTTTTTACATATCGATGCAGGACACTCTTACGCAGATGTCAAGCAAGATTTTGAATTATACTCTAAGTTACTATCATCTAATGGTATGATAGCTATTCACGACACAGATGAGAAGTTTCAAAAAGAACTAATAATAACAGAAGACGAAAAACAACATTACGACTTATTTGATGGCCCACCTAAGTTTATAAAAGAAATTGGACCGGAATGGAAGCAGTTTAACTTTTTTAATACTGGGCAGGAAATAAATAAACCTTCTTCAACCGGTATTACATTACTTCAACGAGCAAAATGCCTAATCTAGTTACAGTAGTTGGAGAGAATACACATATCTTACCTCATATGCTAAAACACTATGAAGATAAGGTAGATAAAGTATATGTAGTTGTATATAGACAATCCGATAGAGATGATATTTTAGAAAAGGTAGAGGATTTAGGAATCACACCATATAAAGTTGTAACCGAACCAAAATATAATTGGAATAAAGTTACAGATTTATATAACGAAACTAAAAGAACCAAACCAAATGATTGGTGGATAGTATCAGATGATGATGAATTACAAATATACCCTGAACCGATCGAAGATATAATAGAGACATGTGAGAGAAACGATTATGACTTTGTCACAGGAGGTTTCTTGGATAGAATAGGTATAGATGGCACTTTTCCAATAGTGGACAGAGACACAAATCTACACAAAGCATTTCCTTTGGCTGGATTTTTTAGGTATCCAATGTCTGGGGCATGCCCAAACAAAGTAACTTTAATGAAAGGTTATCAAGATGTTACACCCGGACAGCACTACGCTCAATTTAAAGACGGTTCAAACAGTTGGGGGAAATCTCATCCAAAAAGAATGCCAATAGAAGAGGTATTTACCCAAGTACACCACTTTAAATGGGATTCTACATGTATTAGTAGAATTAAAAAAGTAGCAAACACTAATATGATGTATGCGTATTCTCAAGAATATAAGATAATGTACGATGCAATTAAAGCTACAGAAGATAAAATAGATATAAAGAATAGTGAATATTTAGTTGAGAAACTAAAAGAAAGTTCATATATTGAATATATGGATTATTCTAATTGGAATACCTTAATTAAAAAAATAGTTACAATATGAGCACAAAAAAAGTGGAGACAAGTTTAGAAGAACGTCAAACTAAGGCGTTAGAAACCATTGCAAGTTCATTAGATGCGCTAAGTTTATGGTTCGAAGAAATCGATAAAGACGAATGGGGAGAAAGAATTCAATACTATCTTTCTGAATTTCACGAAATATTCGATCTGAGAAAAGAAAATGAGTAAACTTGGAATTATAGTTCCATATAGGAATAGATATCAACATCTTGAAGCTTGGACTAGAGAAGTAAAACATTATCTAGACAATCAAGGTATAAACTATAATATTATTGTAGTTGAACAAGACGATGCTACATCCTTTAATCGAGGAATGTTATGTAATATAGGATTTATACATGCTATAAAAAGAGGATGTACTTATGTTGTGTTTCATGATGTTGATATGGTTCCAGTTACAGTGGACTATACTCCAAATGATACTCCAATTCATTTATTTGATGACCAATTGCCTTTTGATAGCTATTTCGGAGGTATGACAATGTTTCCGGTTGAAGATTTTAAAAAAATAAACGGATTCTCTAATATGTACTGGGGCTGGGGATATGAAGATGACGATTTAAGGTACAGATGTGCTTTACATAATATAGATTTTGGCACACCTTATAAAACCTCAGAAGGAATTAGTAGAGACACCGCTATATTTAACGGTAAAAACTCAATCGCACGTATTCCCAATAACTTAAAATTTAGTACGGATTTTACTATAGAGATTTCTGGAAGGCTTGACCATGTAGAAATGGATCCAAAAAAAGTATTTGATCAGTACACTTTATTAAGTATAAGAGGAAATGAATTAAACATTACCTACAATTCTTTTAACAGATTCTCAGTGCAGCTTTTTGATAAAAGTTTTGATAAGTACACTATTAATTCAGATGTCTTTATTAACAGTGAATTTAATGTAAAACTACAATATGTAGCACGAACTAAAACAGTATCGTTATATGTAAACGATTCTTTAGAAGCTTCTACCACACTTAAAAACAGAATACTTGACTATAGTAAGCAATCGACAATTATTGTAGGAGCAGATTCAGAAGACACTAACCACTATCACGGTGCTATAGACAGTATAACACTATATACGAGAAAAGATGAAGTAGTTAACAGGTACTTAAAACCTAATAAAATAAAATATATATGGGTTGACCATATAAGAAGAGATAAAGGAACATTAGATAATGTAGATGTAGCTCCATATGATGCACCTGAATCTACCGAAATAGACAGCACAGTACCTTATAGAAGAAAAGGAGACATATACAAACTTCCCCACCCGGATAACGGGTACGTAGAAGGAAGATGGAGAAGTGATTTAACTAGATGGAATCAATTAAGATATAATAACGAAGTAAAAAGAGGAGTTTATAATAACTCTAAAGACGGACTAAAAGACTGTGAATATATTCTACATAGTAAACAGTTTAAAGATAAAGTTTTACATTTAAATATAGGCATATAATGAAACATAAATTAGGAGTATGTGTACCATACAGAAACAGAGAAGAACACTTACACACCTTTATACCAAGAGTTGGGAGGTTTCTTAAAGAAAGAAATATAGATTTTCAAATTTATATATGCCATCAAGTAGACGAAAAACTTTTTAATAGAGGTGCAACTAAAAACATAGCTGCAAAACACGCTATTGAAGACGGATGTGACTACGTCGTTTTCCATGATATAGACATGATACCAGAAGACGGCGCAGATTATTCGTACCCTACAGAAGGTCCTCGCCATATTGCAACTCAAATTTCACAAATGGACTATCAATTAAAGTATCATGAGTACTTTGGAGGTGCAGTCTTATTTACTAAAGAACATTTAGAAGCCACAAACGGTTACTCTAACGGATATTGGGATTGGGGAATGGAAGATGATGATCTTTTTTGGAGATGTCACGAAGAAGGTTTAACATTAGATACATACTTACAGAAAAAGACTAAACAAAAATACCTACGATATAATGGAGACAGTTCTTATAGTAAAGTTCCATTTACTAGAAAACTTAGAGGGTTAACTTCAAAATCACATACAATCTCAATACTGTGTCGAGCTTTTCAACAGCCAAATAAAAATAAAATTTTCTTAATAGGAGATAAGGATAATAAATACGTTGAGTACCCTATTCTAAGAATACCGGGGTATGACTACGGATTATCATTTAATAACTCAAGAGCACTTTCTCTCACATACTGGGATATGTTTAGTAACCACCACTACATGTGGGTGAAAAGATACGATAACCAATGGAGCTGGGTAACTGCGGTATTTAATGAAGAAACAAGAACCAGCCACTTATACCTAAACGGTACAGAAGTTGATTCCAAAGGAGGGTACGGAAGCCCTTCTCCCCTTAACTGGACCGGTAAATTAAAAAAATACGGCCCTAACGGAATATACATAGGCACTACACCATCTGTACCAGAAGATAGTGGATACAGATACTTTAAAGGAGATATAGCAAAAGTGTTTGCTTGGGATAGAAACTTAACACCAGAAGAAGTCCAAGACTTACATTTAGATATTCCTACCGATGGATTAGTGATTGACTCAGATTTTAACAGTCCCAATACCGAAATAGAAAGCTTCAATGTAGAATTAAGAGAGGAAGAGATAGACATTCCAAATTCAATTTTACCCTATAGAAAAGAAGGTAGATTTACATGTTTACCCCATATTGATGAAGGATTAGTAGACGGCAAATGGGCAAAAGGAGATACTACAGCAGCAAACGAAGAACGGTACGTTTTACAAATGCAACAAGGTAAGATCAATTATAAAGAAGATGGAATTACTACCTTAGAGTATACAGTAGAAAACGAAAACATTCTTACACCGTGGGCTAAAATGATTAATATAAAACTATGAAACTACAGCAAGTAAAGGAAAAGTTAGATAAAGTAGGTTGTGGTTTTTGTTTAGCAAAATGGACCCAAGTTACTATACACTTAGGTCTTGGAATGACACACTCCTGTCACCATCCCTCTCCACATAAGATTTCACTAAAAGAGATTAAAAGAAATCCTTCTGCATTACATAATACGTCTTATAAAAAACAAAAACGTAAAGAGATGTTAGAAGGAAAAAGACCTCAAGAATGTAACTACTGTTGGAACGTAGAAGATAATTCTAACTCATTTTCAGATAGAACATTTAAATCTTCAGAACCTTGGTCATTAGACCAATACGATAAGATTGTGGAGTCACATTGGAGATCTGATTTTAACCCAAGGTATGTTGAAGTGTCGTTCTCTAATACATGTAATTTTAAATGTGCATATTGCGGACCACAGTATTCTTCAAAATGGGTAGAAGAAATAGAAAAAGAAGGGCCTTATCCAACCACTTATAACTTTAATGATATATCAAATTTAAAAGCTAAGGGAGAAATGCCTTATAAACATTCGGAAGAAAACCCATATGTAGAGGCATTTTGGAAATGGTGGCCAGATTTATTTAAAGATTTACATACCTTCAGAATTACAGGAGGGGAACCTCTTTTATCAAAAGATACATTTAAAGTATTAGAGTATATTCAAAAACATCATGATAAAAACTCCCAACTATCTTTATCCATTAACACAAATTTAGGGGTACCAGATGCACTAATTGATAAATTTATCGATATAGCTAAAGATTTATGTGAAAACGATAAAGTAAGAGAATTAACTTTATTTACATCTATTGAAGCAAAAGGAGCTCAAGCAGAATACACAAGATATGGATTAGATTCAGAAAAATTTTGGTCTAATGTAGATAAAATTTTAACTGCCCTCCCAAAAGTAACCATTAACATTATGGCTACCTTTAACGCCCTGTCTGTCTTTACATATGATGAGGTAATAGATAGAACATTTGAGCTTAAAAAGAAACACGCTAATGGACAGAGATATTGGATATCTGCTTTACAGTTAGATACATCTTATCTGAGGTGGCCAGCTCATTTATCTGTAAAGATATTAGAACCAGACCACCATGAATTAATTTTGAAGTCTGCAGAAAAAATGCTATATTACGGTATAAAGGAGTTTACTACCGATAATTATGGATTCTCTAACGTAGAGATACAAAAAATGAAAAGAATCTACGATTATGCAACCGGTACGGATAGCTTTGAAACACATAAGTACAGGACTGATTTTGTTAAATTTGTAGATGAATTAGATAAAAGAAGAGGTACCGATTTTAATAAAACATTTCCTGAATTAAATAACCTATATGATAGATATAAGAAAAGGCTCGCCTTGGGTATTTTGGCCTAGTAGCATATGTGATACATTTCCTGATAAACCTGCAAACAAGATACTATCTGGGCAACATTACTTTCACCTTACCTTCAGACTTACATTAAAGGATAAATCAGACGATCAAAAAACCTTATTCACAATAGTACCGAGGTATACTGGTCTAGATTTATATAAGGATAAGATGATACTCACAGTAACTTGCGAAGACGGTCCTATATATGTAGACTTACCTTTACTGGTTAACTATAACGAAGAGGTAATTATTTCATTAGAACACACTCCTAAAGGTAATTTTAGATTATTTATAGATAATAAGGTTGTCCACGAAGTAGATTTAAAGGACAAAATTTTTGGATTAGCAGATAGCCCGCACATATTAATAGGAGCAGGAAATTTTCCAAAGAATGATTTTAATTTAAACTATACAGATTTTGATCTACATGAGTTTATATTGAAAGATGAGAACGAAATTATATCTCATCACAAATTTGAACAATTTATTTTTGATAAATCGGTAGATATTACCGGTAAATGTAATTTTATACACAAGTTATAATGGCAGGAGTTTTTGCAAAAAGAGACGACGAAACGTTTCAGGAATACAGAGATAGAGTAGTAAACAAATTATCCGGCTCATTTTGTGGAGCTAAATGGTATAATGCAACAATCTGGTTAGGAAACGGAACTACCGCTTCCTGTCATCACCCACCTGCACATAAAATACCTCTAGAGGAAGTAGCTAAATCTTATAAAGCTATTCATAATACTACCTATAAAAAAGCAGTAAGAAAACAAATGATGGACGGAGTTCGTCCTAAAGAATGTGAATACTGCTGGAAGATAGAAGACTTAGGAGCAGATAAAGTATCAGATAGGGTTTATAAATCTGTTATATATACAGACGAAGAACTCAAAGATGCTAAAGAGAAATTTGGAGCAGGCTTTGACGTTGATCTCAAGACATTAGAGATTGCTTTTGATGCTAACTGTAACTTTGGATGTTCATATTGTAATGCTTCTTTTTCTACTACTTGGCAAAAAGACATTAAGATGTTCGGACCTTACCAGAATCTAGTATCCGATGGTGCAGGAGCATTTCAACATGATGGTAAACATGCAATGCCGTATGGTAGAAAAAATAAAGATAATCCATATGTTGAAGCTTTCTGGAAGTGGTGGGAAGCAGAGCTGCAGTACACCTTAAGAGAATTAAGAGTAACTGGAGGGGAACCTTCAATGTCGCCTGATTTTTGGAAGCTAATGGATTGGTGGAAAGATCATCCTGAATGTGAGGTACCTTTTGCTGTAAACTCTAACTTAGGACAGAAGACACAGCTACTTGATGCTTTAATTGATTCAACTCATAACTTCAAAGATTTTAGTATATATACGTCTAATGAGGCAACAGGGTTACAAGCAGAGTATATTAGATACGGATTAGAATGGGATGTATGGTTAAAGAATATTTACAGAGTTAATAGAGAAGCAAAAGTATCCTCTGTTAACGTTATGATGACTATTAATGCATTATGCTTATTCTCCATTACAGAATTTATGGATGAAATGTTAAAACTAAAAAAAGAGTTTGGACATCATGCCGCGGTAATGTCATTTAACATATTAAGATTTCCTTCTTTCCAGTCTATTGTCACACTTCCTGTTAACGTAAGGATGGAAAGAGCTGCACACATTGAAAAGTGGTTAGAAGCTAATTGGAATGGAGGCTCAAATGGTTTTATGGATATGGAAAGAGACGGGGTACTTAGACTTATTGAATATATTAAACAAGTAGATTCAGGACACGCTCATACCTCTTCATTAGAGTCTAGAGAAAGAGATTTTAAATCTTTTTACACTCAATATGATAAGAGAAGAAAGAAAGATTTCTTAACTGCCTTTCCAATGTTAAAAGAATGGTGGGACAGTATTCCAGAAACAAATATCGAACTACTAAAAGGAGTTAGAGACGGAGACGATGCTAAATCTAACAGGTATGTTCACGAAGTACTGAAAAAAGCAAAAGATGAAGGATGGGTACTGAACCCACAGTGGGCTAATCCTGGATCACAAGAGTATGTAGAACCAGACGATCAACAACAAGATGATATGATTGACTTAGTTGAACAACTAAAAAAAGATTCAGATTCTAAATTTGTTGGAGGAGTAGCTAAAAGGTAAGCATGAAAATTAAACCAGAAGAAGGTAATAAGACGTTTTGTATAGCACCATGGACACACACCTACCTCTCTCCTCAGAGTGAGAGGAGGATGTGCTGTGCATCTAGGGAAAAAGCTTCCTGGGCAACACAGTATTTAGACTCAGATGCAGCAGACGGAACTTCTTCTTATAAACCCGGTACTCTCAAAGAACATTGGAACTCTGAATATATGAAAGGAGTGAGACGAGACCTTATGGCAGGTAAGGTTATACCTCAATGTTCGGTATGTAATGAACAACTACTAAATATATCTGTTTATAGAGATTATTTTAATAAATCTTTATTCCCTAATAAAATTGAGGAAGCATTTAGTAAAACAGATGAAACAGGCTTTACAACTATGCCTCCTATATCTTTTGATTACAGGGTAAGAAACCTTTGTAATTTTAAATGCAGAATGTGCGGAGATCAACTTTCATCTTCATGGGAAGCAGAGAGAAGAGCAATGGGCGATTACGATAGAGAAGGAAATGGTGACCATTGGGCTAAAAAAGAAAATAAACCAGTTATTGAAAACTTTCAAAAAGATGTAGCAGAAGCTGAACTTTGGGAAGCTGTGAAGAATGGTACTATAGAGGAAATATACTGGGTAGGAGGAGAACCTTTAATGTGGGAAGTACACTGGGAAGTAATGGAATATTTAGTTAATAATGATTTAGCTAAAAACGTATGGGTGCGTTACAATACTAATTTTAGTAGAACGACTTATAAACACTGGGACCTAAAAAACCTACTTCCCCACTTTAAAATGGTTCAAATCTGTGCTTCCATAGACGGAACTGGAAAAAATGTTGAATACGTAAGACATGGTATTAAGTGGGATCAATGGATACATAATTTTAAAGAATATTTATTTCTTAATCAAAAATATGGACAATACGGTATTGCATTTGACCTTACTATAACCACCCCAGGTCTTTTCAGCCTAAAGAGTTTATTTGATTTAGCAGTTGAACTAGATGTCAACACCCTGATTAAAACAACATTTGCATTTGACGGGAGTGTTACTATGTGTCCCCAAGTACTACCTAGAGAACTCTTTAACGAAGTTATTGATGATATATTAGACTACATAAGACCTAAAGTAGAAGTAAACCCAAAACATGCTAATTGGATAGAATGTCTTGAAGATTTAAAAAACAGAGAGACATTTGAAGAAAAGTACCCTGATTGGAAGGAGGCCTTAGTTAGAGGTAAACAAAATTTGACTAGAGTAGATAAGTGGAGAAAAAACGAAAATACTCTAGAAGAAATCTATTCGGAAAACCCTAAAGTATTAAACTGGTGGAGAAACATATAGAAAGTAGTAAAAAGAGTAAGTCTATATGTGCACTACCGTGGCTACATTTAGCTACACATCCTATAGGTACTATTACACCTTGCTGTATTACCGATATGAAAGATAGTGCTTCTACAGCAGCTACAGATCATGATGAAGCTCAGCACTTATTTCTTAGCAAAGATTCGCTTGATTCAATAGCTAATTCAAAAAAGTTTAAAAAGCTACGTAAAGACATGATGAACGGAGAATTCTCCTCTTTATGTCAGAAATGTTACAAATACGAAGCTGCAGGTGTAGAATCTAAAAGGGAAGTTTCTAATAGGGAGTATGGGAAATACTTAGAAGAGTATATAAAAAACACTGATTCTACAGGACACATAAAAGATATAAATTATAGATACATAGAACTAAGACTAGGCTCAGTATGCAACTTGAAATGTGTCACATGTAACCCTTTTTCTTCAAACAGGTGGAACCAAGATATACATGTGTTTAAGGGTACTGAGTTTGAAAAAGAATATTTTAAAAACGAGATAAAAACAGAGTGGTATAGAGATTACGGATTTTACGATAACCTTCTCGATAAGTGTAAGGACTTACAGGAAATTTGGATAAATGGAGGAGAGCCTACCTTAATTAAAGAACATGGGTACTTCTTACAAAAGCTTATAGATAATAACCAAGCAAAGGATATTAAAATTAGTTACAGTTTAAACAGTACAAAATTCCCGGACAGTTTTTTAGAGATATGGAAAAAATTTAAAAAGGTAAAGATACAAATCTCCATAGATGATATTGAAGATAGAAACCACTATGTACGATATCCATCAGACTGGAATACAATAATGACTGCTTTTACAAAAATTGCTAAATATAAAGATGTATTTGAGTTAGAGATATGCCAGACTGTTAGTGCTTTAAATGTTCATAATTTAAGTAACTTTAAAAACTTTTTTAAAGAATTCGGATTACTTTTTTCTCACAACTACGTACATTATCCATCTCATTTACAGGTTTCGATCTTACCAGAAGAATTAAAACAACAGGTTTTAGAAAATAATTCAGATTTAACAGAGATGGAAATAGATAGACTAAAATCTGAACTATATAAATCAGCTAGTCCAAAAGAATTAGATAAATTTAAATCCTATATTAATTTACTTGATAGAGCAAGAAATTTAAAAATACAAAATTACCTACCTGAGTGGGAACCTTATTTTAAATAAAGAATTATGAAAGACAGTAAAACATTATGCACAGCTCCGTGGATGCACTTACACATAATTAACGATGGAAGAGCATATCCTTGCTGTATGACTGAAATTACTAACGAATTAGCAGTAGGTAATGTTAAAACTCAGACACTAAAGGAAGTAGTAAACAGCCCTAAGATGAAAGAAATGAGAAAGGGAATGCTTGAAGGTAAACCTCTCCCAGCTTCCTGTGAAAGATGTAAAGGAAGGGAAGATGCTGGATTTAGTTCAATGAGAATAGGCATGAACAATAATTGGTACGATAAAGTAAAAGACCTAATAGAAAATACAAAACCAGACGGAGAAGTAACAAATTTAAGACTTCTATATTGGGACATAAGATTTTCTAACTACTGTAATCTAGCTTGTAGAACCTGTTCTCCTACATTTTCAACTTCTTGGGCAAATGATTATATAAGATTAAGAGACCATAATGATAATATTGAAACCGGTCTAATAAATTTAGATAATGAAACTAATTTCTGGAATGAGTTAGATGCCAATCTAGATGTAGCCCAAGAGATACACTTCGCCGGAGGAGAGCCCGTATTAATGCCGGAACATTGGAAGCTTATTAGCTTCTTAGAAGAGAACCAGAGGTTTGATACAAAATTAAAATATTCCACCAATGCTACAAAATTAGTAGTTAAAGGTAGAAATATTATTGATGTATGGAAAAAATTTAAAAATGTACATTTAAGTCTATCTATAGACGGAACAGGCGATGTATTCGAACTTACAAGACATAAAGGCAATTGGGAATCTACTAGAAATAATTTAATTGAGATTTCTAATAGCAATATAGAGTACTGGATACATCCTACCGTTAGTATATTAAACATTTTTAATATAGTAGAACTACATAAAGAGCTATTTGATTTAAATATTATTCCAAATGAAATAAGAGAATGTGAAGTAGGAAAATCCGGATATAATAGTAATGATTACTTTATTAAAAGATTTCACATCAACCCTTGTGTGACCCCAGATATTTATTCAATAACCAATATACCTGAAAATCTAAAAGCAATAGCTACACAGAAAATTAGAGAATACGCCAATACAAGTCTAAAAGAAAACGGGATACCGGTATCGGGTTGGGAATCGTTAATTAGTATTATGAATAGCCAACCATGTGATATGGAAGTATTCAGGAGATTTGTAGAGACTACTAAGAAATTAGACAAAATGAGAAATCAAAATTTTGTTGAAACGGTTCCTGAATTTAAACCTTATTTTTAATATGCACTACCTTTACGACTACTTATGGGAATCTCCAACTGAATTTGGAGTTAGAAATCTTTTAAGAAGAAACCACCTAGCTTATTACACAGATGAAATAATAAAAAACTGTAATAAAACAGACCCAGGAGAGGTGTACAGTGTAAGGTACTTAGATGAGGAAGAAGAGGCTGAAACCCTTGCAGCTATTAGTAAAAATACAACAGACCTAAAAGAAGGAGATGTATGTTATAACCTTGACCGTTTTGGACTAAGACATACAGGGGTGAACATACTTGAAGATGAAGTCGATACTTTAGTATTTGGATGTTCTTTTACATACGGAGTAGGAGTGCCATTGGAAAAAACATGGGCCTATAGTGTTAACACCCAAATTTTAGACAACCGATACATTAACCTAGCTATACCGGGAAGCTCAATTTCTAAAATTACAAGACTTTTATATAGTATAGCTCAATTTAAAAAGCCAAAAAGAATTATTATACTGCTACCGGATTACAACCGGGAAGAAATAATTACCGAAAAAGATAGTAACGCAAGTAAAAAAGTACGTAATAATTTTGAAACTATAAATTTTGTCCCTAGGTATCTACCTGAAAACCAAGAGGTAATGTACCATATTAAGAGGTACATGAACACACTAGTTACGGAAAATAACAAAGTCAATACATACAAAAATCTACAAATTATTAAGTTTCTCACAGACCAGCTGAACATAAAGTTATACATCTCCAGCTGGTGCCCTTGGACTTACTCAACTTTAGAAAAAGTATTTGACACAACTCAAATAGCACCATATTTTGAATTTAAAAATGATGCAAAAGATAACCTATATGCTAGAGATGGAGGACATCCAGGTTTGGTAGATAATAAAGAGTTTGCGAACGACTTACTAAAGTTTATAACTAATAAAGAAAAGGTACACCACAATGTCATTTAATCATTACTTAGAAATAAACTATAACCAAGCTATAAATTTCGGTTTTGATAAATTAAATACTAAACCAGACATCGGGTTTGTACACGGTAGTCCGATACTTGAAACTCTAGTCTTTAAAGAAAGCACATCGTACTTTATAGAAACTGGTAAAAAATTTATATACCCAATCTCAGGATTAAGTGAAACTATGTATATCTCTCCTGCTTTTTTATTAGAAAGCAATGTTATTGAAGCATGCAAGAATGGCCTGTGTAAAGTAGGTATAATGTACGATACAGAAGGAACAACATATCAGGACCGGTACCTTTTTTGGCTAGAAGAATTTGCAGAGTTAAATGAATTAGATGAAACTAACTTTTTTTTCGCACATGGGAATAGACAGTTAATACAAACCTATAGAGATTTTTTAATAAAGAAAAGAGAATTAAATCCTACGTTAGAAGTAAAACCTAAAGTTGAGATTTTAAAATACTCTTATTTTGAAAATTTTCCTTGGTTTATTCCCGGTGATTATAAATTAAGAAAATCAAAAACTAAAGAGCAATTATTAGAGCACTTCAATAAAATATTAACCAGGAACAGGGAAGAACAAAAAGTAAAGCATTTTTTATGTTTGAACAGAAGACCGAGACTAGGTAGAGTATTAATATTTGGAGCTATTGAAACTAACCCTTATTTAAGAGATAAGACTATACTAACAATGGGTCCTCATGAACTTCCTGAGGGAACAGAGTTTCGACCGTTAAAAGCAATAGAAAGGAAATATATCCCATCTTGGATATATGATTATGTAGACTCATACGACTTTGAAAAACCCATACATGTAATAGATAATCCAGATAATAGTAATAAAGCACATGATATAAATCTTGAGTTTCACCAAAGTACATTTTTAAACGTTGTTACAGAAACACTATACAATAAAGAGATAATGTTTCTTTCGGAAAAAATATTTAAACCAATGTATATGCTACAACCTTTTGTAGTGATTGGAAATCCTAATACTTTAAAAGAACTTAAGCAACTTGGGTATAAAACTTTTGATAGATGGTGGGATGAAAGTTACGATGAAGAAGAGGACTTGGTACAAAGAGTGTTAAAAGTAGAAATAATTTTAAATAAACTAAGTAAGTTAAGCTTTGAAGAACTCTACAAAATTACTCAAGAAATGGAAGAAACATTAATACATAACTTTAACAGATTTCTATTTGAAAGTAAACAAGAAACATTAGATTATTTAAATTTTCTAACTTTTCAACAATATTTTGAAAAACTACCTCCATATCAATATTAATGAAAAGCAACCTTATAACCTTTGGATGTAGTTATACTAAATTTGATTGGCCAACTTGGGCAGATTTTCTTAGTTCATATTACAGCACATATACAAATTATGGAAAAGCAGGATCAGGAAACAGAGCGATTTTTCATAAAATTATTAAATACCTAGATTCAAAAGAAAATTTTACACAAGATCAAGTTATAATTCAGTGGAGCAGCTGCGCTAGAGAAGACAAATACGATAAACATTCTAACCAGGAATATCTTTGCGCAGGAAATATTACTAATAATCCTTTCTATACCAAAGAATATGTAGATAAGTACTTTTCATTTCAACAAGACTTAGTAGAAACGGTAAATTACATAAAAACGGTAAAAGACCTACTTGAATATCATAACATTAAGTACTTAATGACTTTTATGTTAGATTTAAGGATAGGCACACATTTAGGAGAGCCGGGATTCAACAGTAACTTTGAATACTTAACTGAGATAGAGTTAAATAAATGTAAACCTATATTTAAAAAACTTGACTATTTAGTTGATAATAATTTTACCGATTTATGTATTACTATGCACCAATTAGACTGCAGTGATAAAGTATACTGCTTCTCCCCTAAAGGAGAGGTAAACCCAGACTCTCACCCTAGTCCAAATCAGCATTACAGTTTCATGGAGAAGTATTTACTCCCTAAACTAAAATACATACAGCAGAAAGAAACCCCGGTATCTATCAGTCTATTAAAAGACTGGAATAATTTTGCTAAAATTAAAAAAAATTTAGAAGATAAGTTAGAGTATAAACCTTCAACCTGGCCTACTAAAACTACAATGAACTTTTAACAGTGCTCTATTTATAAAAATAATAAATGTTAGTATGAAAATAGGCTTTATAGGAGTTGGAAAACTCGGAAAAGATGCTGCCGAAGTAATGGCAGAAAAACACGACGTTATAGGTTACGATGTAACAAAAGTTGAACCGGAAAACTTTAATATGGTAGAAACCATAGGAGAAGTTTGTAAAGGTAGAGAAATGATATTTATAGCGGTTCCAACACCTCACGATCCTGCCTATGATGGTAGGTATCCAACAGCACATTTACCAAACAAAGACTTTAACTACCAGATTGTAAAAGACGTACTTACTGAAACAAACAAGTATGTTACAAAAGATCAATTAGTAGTTTTAATCTCAACTGTACTACCAGGAACAATTAGAAGAGAGTTTATAGATTTAATTCCTAACGGAAGATTTATCTACAATCCTTATTTAATTGCAATGGGTACAGTTAAATGGGATATGGTTAATCCTGAGATGGTTATTATTGGAACTGAAGACGGTTCAATGACCGGAGATGCTAAGATGTTACTCGATTTTTACAAAACGTTTATCACAGAAGGTACACGGTATGAAGTAGGAACTTGGGATGAAGCAGAAGGTATTAAAATATTTTACAATACATTTATTTCTACAAAAGTAACTTTAGTTAACATGATACAAGATGTTGCCGAAAAAGGAGGTAATATGAATGTAGACGTAGTAACAGGAGCATTAGAAAGATCCACATACCGTATACTCGGTAAAGCTTATATGACAGCAGGTATGGGAGATGGAGGAGGATGCCACCCAAGGGACAATATCGCCTTACGTCATATGGCAGAAAAGTTAGGTTTAGGGTATGATTTATTTGATGCAATAATGAATGCTAGAGAGAAACAAGCTAAAAATCTTGCAGAGACTTTAGTTAAACACGCTCAAGAAAATTCCCTACCTATAACAATACTCGGTAAATCTTATAAACCGGATGTACACTACGAAGACGGTTCTACAACTATACTAACAGGTTATTTCTGTGAAGAATTAGGAATAAAACCTGAATTTGATTTAGAAGTTCCAAATAAGGCAGTTTATTTATTAGGACATATGGGTAAATTTCATGAATACCGGTTTCCTGAAGGCTCTATAGTTATCGATCCATGGAGAGCATATAAATCAGATAAAGTTAAAGTAATACATTACGGAAACACCCGACTGGGATGAAAGCAGTAATACTTTCAGGATATTTAGAAAACCTATCAGACAATATTAAATCCGTTTTAGATCTTAAAACAGATATGTTTGTACATACCTGGAAAACCAAAGAGAATGAAAGATGGGTAAAAAAGCTACAGAGGTATAATAAATTTTGTAACTCAATTAATATTATTGAAGAAGAACCTAAATTCGAAAAAAAATTATATTCTTATGTATATTCAACTTGGCGAGCTGTAAACTTGATCACAGAAATTGAACAGTATACATCTATTTTAAAATTCAAACCTAATCTAGATACATATAACATAGAGTATAAAGGAAACTTAGAATTTTACTTTCAAAAAGCTTCTATACAATCTAGACCATTACTACAGGGGATTAAAAAAGAAGAATGTTTTTACGGGTCAATTTACTACCAAACTATGGATGAAAGAATGTTCTCTGGGTATCCGTTGGGATTTAGGAAAGTATTTCATACATTGTATAAAGAGTTTCACCTAAATATGGTTAACTTAGACAACCAATTATCTTTAAAGTACGGTAATGACTACGAAGGTAGTATTTTTTGGAAGGAGTGGTTTGAGAGTAAAGGAATAAAACTAATACAAGATTTAGATTTAAAAATACCTAATAACAGACAGTTATGAAATTAACACAAGAAGAGTTACAGACAATTAAAGAAGTTCAACAACGTCATGCTGCAATTAAAGAAGAATTGAGTTCAATTGGACAAATTAAACTTAATTTAAAGATGAGGCAATATAAGCTTGAAACTTTTTACTCCCAAACGATTGAAATGGAGCAAAAAACAGCAGCCGATATACAAGCTAAATACGGGAAAGGTAATATTGATATAGAAAGTGGAGAATTTACTCCCATTCCGTAGGAAGGTTTAATAACTTTTAGTCTATTTATATACGTAGTTAAATACCGTTTGCTTACCAACAGGTTTAGATATTCTACATATATTTATAATAGACACAAAATAAATTTTACCTAACATGGCAGAAACAATAATCTCACCAGGTGTATTTCAAAGAGAGAATGATATTTCATTCATCCAACCCGCACCAGTAGAGGCAGGAGCAGCAATCCTTGGACCAACAGTAAAAGGACCGGTTGAGATTCCTACAATCGTTACTTCTTATAACGACTATACAAGAAAGTTTGGAGTAACATTTGAATCAGGATCAGATAAACATGAGTTCTTAACTTCAATGGCTGTAAAAAGCTATTTTGATCAGGGAGGAAATACTTGTTTAGTAACAAGAGTAGTAAGCGGTTCTTATACAGCAGCAACTTCTACAGACATCACAGATGTATCAGGATCTGGAACTTCACCTTTTGAACTAGAAACTTTAGGTAAAGGTGTTATCTACAACAACCATTCAGGATCAACTTACGGTGAACAAAACTCAGACGGCTCTTTAGTATCCGGTTCTTCTGATAACTTAAGATTTGAAATCTCAAATGTAGACAGTACAAGAGGTACTTTTGCTTTAGCTGTAAGAAGAGGAGATGATAATACTAAAAATAAAGTAGTATTAGAATCATTCGTAAACTTATCATTGGATCCTAACTCTCCGAATTATATTGAGAAAGTTATCGGTAACCAAGTTAAAGCAATCTCAGGAGATGCTTCACAAGTAACCGTAACAGGAGATTATGTTAATAAGTCTAACTTTATTAGAGTATCAGCAGTTAACTCTCCAACACTCAACTACTTAGAAAACGACGGAGTTACTGTAAGAAGTAATTACGCAGATTTACTTCCTATCGCACAGCAAGGAGGATTCCAAGCAGCTACAGGAGATGTAAAAGGAGGAGCGTTACTCTACAATAACATTTCTACTCAAACTCAAGGTTTAGAAGGAGGTAACTACGATAACGTTATTACATTATTAGGAAATGCAGATGATTACCAGTTCAATGTTATCTCTGCACCTGGTTTAGTTAACGCTTTACACGGTACACAAGTGGATAATCTTATCTCTCTTGTAGAATCTAGAGGAGATAGTATAGCAGTAGTAGATTTAGTAGCTTACGGGTCTACAGTAGCAAATGCAGCAACAGAGGCAGCTGATCAAAACAGCTCATATGCAGCATCTTACTGGCCATGGTTACAAACTCAATCTTCTACAGGTAAAAATGTATGGGTACCAGCTTCAGTTGTTATCCCAGGAATTTACGCTTTCACTGATGGAGCAGCAGCACCATGGTTCGCACCAGCAGGTCTTGTACGAGGAGGAATCGTTGGAGTAATTCAAGCAGAAAGAAAGTTATCTAGAACAGATAGAGATACTTTATATAACGGTAAAGTTAACCCAATCGCTACTTTCCCTGGAACAGGTTTAGCAGTATTTGGACAGAAAACTTTACAAACTAAAGCTTCTGCTTTAGATAGAGTAAACGTTAGAAGATTATTAATCGACCTTAAGAAGTTTATTGGTGATCAAGCACAAAACTTAGTATTTGAACAAAATACTATTACAACAAGAAATAAATTCTTATCTACAGTTAATCCTTACTTAGAATCAGTAACACAAAGACAAGGTCTTTATGCTTATAGAGTAGTAATGGATGATACAAACAACACAGCAGATGTTATTGATAGAAACCAATTAGTTGGTCAGATCTTTATACAGCCAGCTAAAACAGCAGAATTTATAGTATTAGACTTCGTAGTAGAACCAACAGGAGCTTCTTTCGCAGGATAATTTTTTAAACGATATTTATAATAAAGCAAATATAACATGGCAGTATTAGATCCAAACGAAATAATGTTCAGAGCATTCGAACCAAAAGTACAAAACAGATTTGTTATGTACATGGACGGTATTCCTTCCTTCTTGGTTAAGAACGTAAAGGCTCCAACATTTGTAGATAACGTAGTAAAGTTAGATCATATTAACTCATACAGAAAGATCAGAGGTAAAAGAGAATGGTCAGATATGACTATGACACTTTACGATCCAATCACTCCATCAGGAGCACAAGCAGTAATGGAATGGGCACGTCTATCTTATGAATCAGTAACCGGTAGAGCTGGTTATTCAGATTTCTACAAAAAAGACTTAACACTAAACATTTTAGGTCCTGTAGGAGATATTGTAGGAGAATGGATCATTAAAGGAGCATTCTTACAAACAGGAGATTTTGGTCAGTTTGACTGGTCTTCAGATGCTGTAGTAGACTTAAACATTACTGTGGCAATGGACTACTGTATCTTAAACTACTAAGATAAATTAACATAATTTAATAAAGCCCGGATTTTATCCGGGTTTTGTTGTTTTAAAAATAAAATGTTCTTATATTTATATTTAGAACTAGTTACTATTAAATAAAATTTATGGAATCTAAATTTAAATTACCTACCGAAACGGTAGAATTACCATCCAAAGGTTTGCTTTACCCTGAGGATTCTCCATTAGCCAAAGGTACTCTTGAAATGAAGTATATGACCGCTAAGGAAGAAGATATTCTCACTAACCAGAACTACCTTCAAAACGGAACAGTCATAGACAAACTTTTGCAGTCTCTTATCGTTACAGAAGGAGTAGATTACGGAGAGCTTCTTGTAGGAGACAAAAATGCCTTACTTATCGCTGCGAGAATATTATCATACGGAAAGGACTATGAGTTTACTTATGCCGGAGAGGAAATTACTGTTGACCTAACAACAATTCAGGAAAAACAAGTTAATACAGATATAACTACTAACCGTAGTAATGAATTTACATATACATTACCTAACTCCCAGGCTACGGTTACTTATAAGATATTAAATCACCGAGATGAACAAAATATCAAAAAAGAAATTGACGGACTAAAGAAACTTAATAAAACATCTTCTACACAAGTTACAACTAGACTCAAATACATAATAACATCAGTTAATGGAGATAGAGACTCTAAAACAATAAGAGAATTTATTGATAACTACCTATTAGCCAAAGATGCTAGAGCTTTAAGAGAAGAGTATACAAATACAGCACCAGACGTTGTTTTAAAATTTACATACACTGATAACAGTGGCAGAGAGGAGGAAGTAGATCTCCCAATAGGGATAAGCTTTTTTTGGCCTGACGCTTAGTCATAGATTTGGAATTTTTAACCAAATACATGAAATTGTTTTTCATGGAAACGGAGGCTACAGCTGGACAGAAGTTTACAATATGCCTATCTGGCTCCGTAACTTTACTTTTAATAAAATAAAAGATTTTCACGAAAAACAAAATAAACAACCCGAAGAGTTAGAAAAACCAGATGCTATTTTAGGTCCAAATATTTCACCTTCTTACTCTACTAAGGCTTCTAAAAACTAGGAGCCTTATCTATTTATAGTATATAACTTTAATTATGACCGGTAGACAACAAGATCCTGAATTAAGAGCTCAAGAGCTAAAAACCGTATTACAGGATGCATTTACATCAATAGCTGCAAATATAGGCGATACTATAGACGCAGCAATGAATAATGTAGATAGCAGCACTAAAGCTACTCTTTCCGGAATACAAAAAGGATTTAGAGACTTATCTAAATTTACAGAAGTTATTGCAAAAACAGAAGAACAGGCACTATTAGGAAAACTATCTAGAAATAGGATAGATGAAATAATGATGCAAAGAAGGGCTAAAGAAGCGGCAATACGTACTTCTATTAATATACTAGAACGAAACAGTGCTGACTTATCAGAAGAAGCTTTAGAAGATTTACAAAAACAAAAAGCAGACTTAGACGAAATAGCAGGGTATAACCGCGAAATAGAGGGATTACTAGAAAAACAACTTAAGCATTCTAATAATATAAATAGAGCTCAGGGGTTATCTGGTGCACTATTAGGCGGCCTAGCAAAAACTACAAGGAAACTAGGACTATCAGGACTCGATGATGTATTTGCAAATGCTAAAAACGATGCAGCAAAATTAGCGTCTTCTCTAACAGATGGAGGCAAAAATCCTGCAGGTATGATGGGTAAAATGCAAGTAGCAGGGAAAGGGCTTTCATCTGCTCTTGCCGGTTCAGCTAGGTACTTAATGGGACCCGCAGGTATTGCTTTGGCTGCCGGTGCTATAGCTAAACTATTTCTTGCTGTAGACGAAAGAACTTCTAAAGTAGCACAATCATTAGGTATTTCTAAGGAATACGCTAGTGTGTTGTCGGCTACTACTATGAAGATTGGGGATAACTTTAACTACATGACCCAAAGGTTAGGAGCAGCAGTTAATCTGATGTCAGATTTTGCAAATGCTACCGGCCTAACACTATTTAACACTGAAGTTTTTAATGAAGATCTAGATGAAGCAGGAAGACTGATTGGGTTAAATGCAGATCAGATGACAAATCTAGCTCTCACAATTGAACAATCTGGGGTATCCTCAAGGAG